GGGGCTGACGCCGATCTCGCGGCCTACATGCCGACCACCATCGAGGTCGTGTTTCGGACTGGTTCCGAGACCTACACGGTGCGCACCGATCCCAACCTTATGTGGGCTCTTCAAACCGCAGGGGTCGTGCCACCGTCGGCGTTGCCGTCCAACCCCTTTGAGGGGTGCGAGGTTGGCGCTTCGCCTGCCGGCCAAAGCGCGGCGCTGTCCGCCAACCCCTTCGATGGGGCGGCGTCTGCGACGGCAACGGACGGGAACAACCCGTTCGACGACCTCGGCGTTCTTTTGTTCGCCGGCGTCGGGGAGGTCGGGCCCGACGGGGGCTCCGACGGCGGGGAAGGCGAGGGGAAATTGGCGGCTTTTCCCTCGGCCCGCAAGAACGCCGACGGGCCGGCGGCTCCCAAGGCGTTTCGACTCCCGTGGGCGGTCGCCACGGGGCAGGAGTCGCCCTTCCGGAATGGGCCTACCGATCGGGAAACTCTTGGAATTCTGAAGCGGTTGGTGCCGCGACAGCAGAGTTACGTCGACGAGTTGACGACGAAAACGGCCGGGAAAGCGGCGTCCGAGGAGGACGTCAAGGAGCTGGCGACAGCCACGAGCAAGCTCCTCGCCACGAAGCGCCAGCTCGACGCGCTGACCCTCCTCGAGGAGGGGACCGACCCGCAGGCCAAGGCCTACAACGAGCTGGTGTCCGAGACCGGCAAGTTGCGCAAGATGCTGCGCGAGACGTACAACATTACCGTGAAACTCCCGGCGTTGCCGACCGAGGAGCTGGCGAAGCACGGGACGGACCGTGGCCGCGTGCTCGTGCTCATGCGCGAGTACAAGAAGGCGCTCAACCTCGAGAAGCAGAGGCAGATCGAGAAGGCCGCCCGGAAGAAGAAGTCGCAAGAAGCGGGCGACAAGGCGGGCCGCGCGCGCAAGCAGTTCGACGAGCTGCAAGCGGAGTTGGACCGGCTCGAGAAGCGGGCTGGAGCCAACCCTCCGCCCTCCGCGTCGTGAGGGCGATGCCCGCGTTTCCGGTGCGAGCGAGTGGGTGGGAGCGCGGGGGGCGCAGTCGAATGGTTGGGAGGTCTTTGGCGTACGTCGGTCGCGTGACGCCGTCCCGGCCGCAGGACTTACCTCGGACGCGGGTGAGTCCGGTGGTTCGGTTGGTGGCGGAGGCCACCGGCCGGTCCAACATGCTGGACTTTGTGTACCCGTTCCGCGACGGGACCAGCGTGCTCCGTAGCGTTGTCAACGCTATGGATCGGGTGTGTGAGGTTGATCGCGAACCTCCCGAGTACCAGGCGGCCATGGAGTGGCAGGTGCTCCAGGAGCCTGAGGCCGAACCCCCGGATTGGGTTTACGATTGGCGGGACCCGTCGCCTTTCGAGATCCTCATGGCCGTTTTGGAGACGTCGGAGAAGAGCAACGCCGGCTACCCGTACTGTCTCAGCGGCAAGAAGAAGCAGGACTACGCCTTGTCCAACTTCGAGAGCGTGATGACCCTTGTCGTCGCGCGGCTACGCGCGCTCCGCCAAATGGTGGACCGCGGAATCGACGGGGAGTTGCCCGACCCCGTCGTCATCTTCGAGGCCGGGCTCCAAGATGCGTTCCTGGTGATCGACAAAAACCAGGTCATGGAGACTGCGAAACTCGAGCGGCAGCGGAGCGTGGCGTGCGGATCCGTCGTCGACGAGGTTGTCAACCGCCTGATGGACGGCCCGGTCAACCGCGGGCTCAAGGAGACGTGGGGGGAGCACCCCTCCTGCGTCGGGATTGGCTTCGATGCCGACAACGTCGACATCATGTTTCAGGCCATGCGCATGCTCGTGTTCGAGCTGCAGACGGGCGATGACGGTGACCCCGTCGAGTCCAACGACACCTCGGGTTATGAGTACACGCTCATCGAGGAGGACTTCGTGCGCGACGCCCAGGTTCGCGCGCGTGTCCAGGGCTTCAGGCCCGGGTCGCGGCAGGAGCGTCTCTACATCCTCCGCGGACGGCTCTTGGCACGTAAGGTGTACGTGTTCACGAACGGAGCCGTGCTTGCCCAGACGAGGTGGGGCAAGCAACCGAGCGGCCAGCTCAACACCAGCGCCACCAACACGCGCACGCGGTCGATGCGGTCGACCGCCGTCTCCCTGCGCGTGGGCGACATCCCTGGCAATCGAACCGTGGGCGACGATTGCAACGAGCGTTGGCGGGATGAGAACGACGTGCTCTACAAGGAGATGTGGGGCATGCTCATCAAGGACCGCACTCGCGGGAGCAGCAAAAGGTTTGTTGCGTGCTCGCACCTCTTCATCGAAGGGCGGCCTCCCAAGCCGCTCAACATGGAGAAGGCGCTGGTGACCCTTCTTTCGAAGGGGCCGTCGCCGGAGGACTACATGGTCTTCTGCGCGGCTTACCGGAAC